TTAGTTCCTTTTGTATTCCTATTACTTATTTTAAAATTCATTTGAGGTATTTTTTTATTATATCCATTTTTAGTAGTAATAATAACTACATTTTCAGACGGAATAGATTCAATTTCTTTTTCTTCTTTTGGCATTTCTATTTGTTCGAGTTGTGTTCTACGAGCATCGCCATATTTCGCTACAAAAGCTGTTAAAGATTTCTTTAGCATATCTTTCTGTATGCTTGGAGTTTTAAGAATATTTTCAAAATTAGAAATTTTATCAACTAATTCTTTCTTCTCTTGTTGTAATTCTACTTTCTCCAATTTAGCTAATTTAGATAATTTCATATCCAAAATTGCTTTTGCTTGTAACTCATTAAGATTATATTTTTCCATTAATTTGCTCTTTGCATCTGCCGCACTATCACTCTTTTTAATCAAAGTAATAACATTATCAATATCTTCAAGAGCAATTAATAATCCTTCAACAATATTTAATCTTGCTTTTGCTTTTTCTAAATCAAATGTAACTGATCTTTTGATACAATCTATCTGATGCTCAATATAAATATTGATACAATCTTTTAAATTCAATAGTGTAGGTTTCTTATCAACAAGAGCAACTTGATTAAATGAATATGACTTTTGCAGATCAGTTCCTTTAAAAAGCTTGTTTGTAATTGCTATCTCATCTGCGGACTTGTCAATTTCAATAACAATTCGCATACCTTTCTTACCACTCTCATCTCTGATTTCTTTTATACCTTCAATATTTTCTTTTTCACAATAATCACTCATTTGGTCTAAAAGCTTTTCGGTTGTTACATCATACGGTATTTCATAGAATACAATTAGTTTATTTCTTCCACGAGTTTCCATTTTATAATTTCCACGAACTTTTACACTACCTTTACCAGTAGCATAAATGCCTGAAAGACTGTTCTTGTTTATAATTGTTCCACCTGTTGGAAAGTCTGGACCGGCAAGAGTTACATTTTCTTCTCCATTAAGAACTGCAATTATTGCATCTCCAACTTCTTTAAGATTGTGCGGCAACCAATTACAAGCTAATGCGACCATGTTATCTTATGTTTCCATAAGCACTGACTATATCTTAACAAATATTATTTAATATTTGCAATACCCATTTCGAGCTGTGTATCAATAACAACCCTACTCCTCCGATACGAGGATAGTCGATACAGGATTATCAGAATTAAATTATCTAATAGGATACTTCCAATCATTATTATGTTGTCTTTCTCCTTTATTTATATCTGAAATAACTTTTCTATCACATTTTAAAATTTTAGCTATAGCACTCATTGATTCTTTGCTAAGAAGAAGATATTTAATTGTATCTAATTCTTTATTTGTAAAGATTCTTTTATGACTGCTATTTGCTCTAGGATTACGCAAAGGATATTTTTCATTTTCTATCTTGTATTTATCACCTTTATTTATAGATGACAACAAAGATATACTAATATCATACTTAGAAGAAATTTCCTTTTGAGATAATAGATTGTTTTTCAAATCTTTAATAATATCATATAGCATATTCTCATTATTATAAAAAATACTTGTTTTATTTTCTATTCCTATTCTACTAATTTTACATTTTCTTATAGGATAAGAAAATCTTATATCATAATAATGATTGCCATTATTTATTCGAGATACTATCGAATAAGAACTATTTGTTTGTCGAGCAATTTCTTCATAAGATAATTTAGAATGTAATAATAGATTATATATCATTTCTAAATTTTCTTTATTTAAATATGAGCTATTATTATCTACTCCAGCAGAAGCTCCATCACCACCAACTGTTAGATTATATCCAATATTTTTATCTAAGTATGAATTATATTTTTTTATCCAATATTTTTCTCTTTCTTGAAGAATTTTTCTATCATACTTATCAAATATTTCTAATAATTGAATATCTTTCAGTCCATATTTTATTATTGCTTTATTAATTAATATCTCTGGATGCTCTTTTAAGTCCTTATTTAAATGTTCGTTCATTCTTCTTCTAATATCATTGCTTAATCCTATATAAATTTTATTGTTATTGAGTATCATCATATAGATACCAATAACTCCTTGTTTAATTTCAGATATTTTCATATTTAATTCCTCATTTCCCACGGGATTACCATGTATAATAGTAAGCGAATTATAAACTTATTATTCGCTTCCACTATATTTAAGTTTCCCCGTTAGCAAATTATATAAAATTGACCAAAATTTTCTTTTATAATAATTTACCCTGCTGATGAGGCAGAAAAGGTATAACAGGCATCATTACATACCAATTCCACGATTTGGATTAACTAATAAGTTTGGCATCAAACTTGGAAGAGTTATTGGCTCTTCTTCATCTTCTGAATAGTTAGGAATAAAATCTACTACTTTCTTCTTTAATCCGTCAAGTAGACCATCTTCACTTATCTTTGCTAATCTTGACTCTGTATATCTATATGCGGCTGCGCCATCACCTGCAATATTACCATTTGAACCATGGAAGTCTATTAATGGATAACGCATAGTCCAAGGCTGCGATAACCTAACCAATGCTTCATATATAGAACTATCACCATGTGGATGAACTCTCGCCATTACATCTCCGACAGTTTTTGCACATTTCTTATGAGGTTTTGAAGAACCAAAGTTATTATCGTGCATAATCCATAATATTCTTCTTGCAACTGGTTTTAATCCTGATTTGGCATCAGGTATTGCTCTGTCTGTATTACAAGCTTCTGCGTATGCTAAAAAGTTTTCACTTAATGCTTGACACAAGTCTTTATTCATACTCTTCACTCCTTATAAATATATTATATAATAATTTTTATAAATAATCAATTATATAATTTCTACTTCTCCTGCGTGCTCTACTATATATTTTTTTCTTAAGTCTGCACTTGAGCCCATTAGATGTTCAAATAACTCATTTGCTTTGGCGATATCTGAAACTGTAACCTGTTTGATATTTCTATTATGAGCATCAACGATTGTTTCGCCAAGCTCTTCGGCGTCCATCTCCCCTAATCCCTTCATACGATTAACGGTGTATTTCTTAGAAGCATTATCATGTCTGAACCTAGCTAGTGCATCATCGTCTTTAAGATACTTATACTCTTTGCCAATAGTGATTTTATATAGTGGAGGAACCGTTGTATAAATATGACCATTCTCTATTAGCTGTGGAACAAATGACCAAACAAAAGTATAGAATAATGATTGAATGTGCGCTCCATCGACATCAGCATCGGCGCATATAATGATTTTATCATATCTTACTTTATCTTCATCATATTTTACTTTACCTGTCTTTACATCAATATCAAAACCAAATGCTTTAATCATATCTCTAATCTCTGCATTTGCTAATATCTTTTCTAGATTTGCTTTCCAAGTATTTAATATCTTACCACGCAGTGGTAATACAGCTTGGAATTCATTATCTCTAACATCTTTAATACCACCGCTGGCACTGTCCGGTTATTCTCAATTTTCATTGAGCCCTGACTATCTCTTCACTCAGATTTGCTAAATCGTCAACGTGTTTAACATTTCGAACTATGTATCAATAATAGTCCTACTCCCCGACAAAGGGGATAGTCGATACAGGATAATCTATTTATACCAAATATTTTCTAATGTTGAAAATGAAATTCGATTATTTAATTCAGAAATATCAAAATTCTCTATTCCATACTTCCTAATTGCTTGATGTAATTTAGAATTATATTCTTTAGATTTATTAGAATTAGCACTCCATTTATGTGCATATAGTCTTCTCTCAATATTATTACTTTGACCAATATAAATATGATTGTTAATTTTATTTTGGTATTTATAAATTCCTATCATTATATCACTCCTATCTGTGATATAAATAGATTACTCCCACGGGATTAACTTCGCCTAAACTTATTTTAGCATATAAGTGTAACGGTCAGTCTTCCCCGTTAGCCACATTAGTGACCCCGTTGATGAAACGGAAAGAAAAATAAGGGCAACTTTTTTTATCTTCTACCCTCTGTGATAAAGATTTCACATTTCTCTCTATCTTTTGACCAAGCATCGGTCAATTTACTTGGAAGTTTCAATACAGACTTCTTTTCTGTCTTTTTACGGATATTATCTCTTGCTCTTTTAGCTGCATCTCTTGCTTTACGAGCATTAATTGCCTTTTCCGCAATTACTTTAAGTTCTTTCTCATTTGATGATAACCAATTTGTTAATCCCTCAACAAACATTGTAGTGAATGGTTTCATATCAATAGCTGTTATTCTACTTTTTACCTGTGCATCATATGAAACTGAAGGTGCTGTCATATTAAACACCATAAACATTCCTTCTTGAACATCATCACCAGATAAGTTTTCATCTTTCTCTTTGAGCCATTTCTTTTCTCTAAAAAACTTATTCATTTCTCTTGTGATACAAGTTTTTAATTGCGTGATATGCGGTCCTGTCTCAGTTAAACCTGTATTAACATAAGGAACTATTGTTGATGAGTAGTTTGAAGTATATGTTAATATCAAGTCAATCTTGCTTTTTCCTTGTTCATCGACCACGCGCATACGATTCTTAATTATTTCTTTATTACCAACTAAACTATCTGCTAAATCACTCAAACCATTCTTTGAGAAATATTTGATTTCATTATCTTTATTATCTTTAATAATATGAAACTCTATTGTAAGACCGGGGCACAAACAAGATACTGTTGTAAATAATCTTTTTAACTCATTTATATCTGGGTCAACATTTTTAAAGAATTCTTCACTTGGTTTCCATTGAACAGAAGTTCCATTACCTTTTACTTTAGTAACTTTTCTATCTTTAAATATACCTTCAACAAATGATATACGCTCACACATTCCATCACGGCAAGTAGATACATTTAATTCATGTGATAAGAATGTTGTTATCTTACTACCAATACCAAATGAACCAAGAGAAGTTCCTTCATAAGTTCCATCTTCTCTATATTTACCAGATGTGTTTAATACACTAAACGCAGCTTCAAGTATTGTCTTTCCGTCATCTCTAAAACTATTTGGAATAAATCCTTGTCCATGGTCAGTTACAACACACATATGCTCATCTAAATTAACAGCAACTTCTATTTTATCTCCATGTCCCAATCTAAATTCATCAACTGCATTAGAAAATATCTCAACTAATAACTGTGTTGAATAAGTAGTATCACCTGCATATACGCCCGGTCTTAAACGAGTAAATTGCAACGGGTCTAAACTTTCAATCGAGTCTTTATTATATAATTTTTTATCTGCCATATTATTTCTCCTTTTCTATAAAGCTTTCTAATAAACTATTTCTTATTTATTTTTATTATATTTATATAATATCATATTTTTTTATTTTTGTCAATTAAAAAGAGATTACCTAAGTAATCTCTAATGATTTTGCAGCGACCGCAAGTTTATCTACCAAAATATTCCATGGGTCTTCTGCGTGTCCTTTAACTTTTACAAAATCAAATCTATTATCTTCAAAAAATGGAACTAATTCTTGCCAGAGTTCTTTATTCGCAACAGCTTGTCTTTTTGAATTTTTCCACTCTTTATCTATCCATTTTCGATACCATCGGTCTTTAAAACAATTTACAACATATGCACTATCACTATATATTGTTGCTGATTGTGGAAATCCATTCATATTTTTAATAGCATACTTACAAGCAGATAAAACAGCAGTTAATTCTGCAATTTGATTAGTTGCTTTTGGTATATAACCACTTTCTGAATAAGAGTTATCTAATACTACAAATGCCCAACCGCCTCGAGCTTTCTTTTTACCATTATTAGATACTGCACCATCTGTGTATATCTTCATATTATTCCTCCTTTTGTATAGGGGCAACAACAATAGATAAATAAAAGAATAGAAAATTAATAGCAAATTCCATTGTATTTTCTTCTTGATATAAATCACCAGATATACAGATCGTCCATACTATATGAGTTATATTATATCCAATTCCTAAAACTATATTATGTTTAGGCATTGATAAAGAAATTCCTACAAAATTGTCCATATTAATAAACCTCCATTATTTTTTTTGTTTTTGTTTTTCGTCATAAGCTTTTCTATATGATTTTACATACTCTAATATTGTTGGACTATTTTTTGCTTTTTCTCTCTTTTTATTTACTTTATCCATAAAATCTTTTTCTCTTTGGAATAAATTAATTAAATCATTTTTGTATGATTCCATATCTTTTTCATATTGCTCTTTTTGTTTATATTTTTCTTCTAATACAGTAGAAAATCTACGATGGGTTTCATCTACTCCGAATCCAATAAGTTTTTTTGGATAGGTAATTCTTTCAGTTGCCTCAAGTAATTTAATTTCTTTATTCAAATTATGTAATAGCTTTTTATATATTTTTATCATTGCTCTTATTATTGCGATAGTTTCTCCTTTTCTTTGAGAGAAAGAATCTTTCGGATTACATTTTGCTCGACCTATTACTTTAATTTCCTCTGTCGGTATTTCAATAGTGCAATTTGTGATATATCTATCATTTGTAAAATTAAATACCATAGTTTTTTTACCATTACTCATATTGTAATATCTCCTTATTTATTGTTTCTATAAAATTGACCTCTTTTCTGCAATGAGGACAATATAATTTTTTTAAATGACCATTTGCTTTCTTTTTATCACATCTTCGTGCCAAAGGCGTATAAAATCCACATTCACTACAATAAAAATCATGTATCTCTGTTTGTCTCTTTTTCATATTAATTCCATCCTCCAAGCCTATCATTTAAATCATCTAAATATACTTTTGCTTTTGCTTTTGTATCAAATTTATATATTGCATATCCTGTTTTACCATATAATTTAGCACCGTATTTATCTCTCATCATTCTAAGAAAATCGGCATAAGAAAGACCAAATAATCTAACTTCTAACATTATATATGAAGTTTTAATATTACCATTAATTGCGGCATAGCCACTTTCATTTAATTTACACATATATTTATTATCAAAAGTTTCTTCTATTAGATATTTTATCATATATCTATTTCCTTTCTAATTTCTTCTAATGATTTTCTATCTTCTTCAGTAAAAGTTAATATTGATAACCATCTTTCTGGTGTTGATGGGAGCGGCAATGTTTCTTTTGGAATTTCTTTATTAAATTTAATAATATTTGTTTTATCTACTGGAATATAATTTGGTATAATATATTTTTTTACTGTTGAAGGAGAAAAACCTGTTTGTCTGGCAACTTCAGCATAAGTATGATATTCTAAATACAAATTATTCATATTTAATATATCTTCTTGTTGAACTTTATGAGCCATAAATTATAAATCCTCCTCAGATACATCATCAAAATCTAAATCATAATCATTTAAAAGCTTTGGAACTCTTTCATCATTTAATGTATCAATGCCCATTTTTCTACAAGCATTATAAAACGCATCTATTCTTTCGTTTAAATCTGCAAACCACATTTGACCCATATCCATAACCATAACTAATCACTTTCCTTTCTTTTTATATATATATTATATAATAATTTTTATTAAAAATCATAATTATCATATATATCATTAAATGTTATAAATTCACAATTAGGATACTGCTCACTTATTTCTTCTTTTGAATAAAACATATCTTTTGATATATATGGATAGTTTTTATATTGAGGTTTTATGAAATCTTTATTAATACAAAATGTATTATTTAATTTTATTCTTCCACATATTGTACATTTTTCAGCCCAACCACCATATTCCACTATTACTTTTTTGTATTCGTGCTTATGATTTGAACGATGAGAACTTTTAGATTTATTAGATTTCTTTTTCCTATATTTTCCAACTTCATCATTAATCATTATTTTCAACTCCTTTTTATATATATATTATATAATATTTTTTTATAAAAATCAAACCACTCTATTAAAGAGTGGTTTGATTTATTTTCTATTCCATGTAATTTACAACATCAATTATTTTTCCGTCATATATACGAATAAATAAGTTATTGCTATATCCCATATCTAAAATAGAATTTAATGTATTTTCTGTGCTAAATACAGGCTTGATAGCATTTTCTGTATAATCAATAAGAGTATATGCTATTCCGTTGGATTTTAAATTAATTGGAGAAGAAGCTTCATACCATACATCTTTTTCATTAGCAATATCATTATCTAAATATACTTTAGAGGAAGTATATTTTGTTACTGGACAATAAGCATTGTATATTTCATCTTTACCACTGCCGGCGGCAGCTTCATTAGAAAGAGTTTTTGTAGATGCATTGAATAATCTTAAATAATCTGAGACCACTCCATCTTCAATTTCTGTTCCTAAAAGTAATATATCTCCTTTTTTAATATCAAATGGATTAGCGATTCTTCCATTTTCTTCTGAATAATCATTATCTTCATTATATATAATGTAAGTTTTTTGTTCTCCATTTATAAATCCTGTCATACTAACAGCATCAGTATCATCATACATTGTTATTTTAACCGTTTTTACAATGAAAACATGATTATCTTTTACTACAGATTGTTTAACATTAAAGCCAACTAAGAAAGATGCGTAATCTTCATCTTCTTCAGTGAATCCGACAACTT